ACCTTCAGGAGAGCACCATGGAAAAGGACGATCTCGGGCCGGTCGGTGAGACCAAGCCCTGGTACCGCTCGCGCACGATCCTGGGCGGCGCCCTCACGGCCCTGGCCGTGGTCGGCGCCTTCTTCGGCGTGAAGATCGACGAGGCGACGAAGGCGGTCATCCTCGACCAGACCGAGGCGCTGATCGCCGCCGCCGTCGCCATCACGGGTGCGCTGCTCACCGTCTACGGGCGGTTCAAAGCGTCCAAGGCCATCGGCTCGGCCGCGAAGTGACCACGCTCGCGCTCGTCAAGCTGGCCCTCCAGCTCATCAACGCCCTGGTCACGCGGGCGAATGCCGAGCGCGAGCGCGGCCTCGGGCGCGCCGAGGCCATGGCCAACAGCCTCCAGGCGGCCACCGCCGCCATCGCCGTCGCCCGCCGGGCCGAGGCCGAGGCGGACGCCGCCCACCGCGCCGACCCCACGGACGGCGCCTTCGATCTCGACTTCATGCGGAAGGACTGACGGCATGGCGAACAAGGATCAGCCCCTGAAGGTCGAACTGGTGGGCGGGCTGCTCACCGTCTCCATCGGCGTGTCGGCGCTCTGCACCGCCGTGAAGGCCGCGCCGTGCTTCGAGACGGACCTCGAAGGCGAGCCCGAGATCACCGACGAAGACATCTTCGTCCGGGCGATCGTCGCCGAACTGGAGCGTGAGGAGGAGGACGGCACGACGCCCCTCCATCAGATCTTCGACCACGCTGCCGGCAAGGCCATCGAGGAGGGCGCCGAGGGCGTCCGTTTCCCCGGGGACGCCTGATGCTCACCTGCATCGGCTTCCTCTTCGTCTTCCAGTGCACACCGGCCGAGGCTCCGCCCCCGGCCGCGCCCTACTGCGAGATCGCGCGCCCGGTGCTGTGGTCGGCCCAGGACACCCGCGCGACCAAGGAACAGGCCGACCGGGAAAATCGAAAGTGGAAGGCGTTGTGCGGGAAGACGAAGCCATGACGGGCCGCTGGGCCTCCCTCGCCGCCCGGCCCGTGCGGCTCGCCGAGTGGATGTTCGGCCCCCTCGCGCCCGCGATCGACCTCGTGCTCCTGTTCTTCGCGGCGGGCTGGGCGATCCTGGAGGTGCTGAAGCCCGCCTATTTCGACACGGGCGCCTTCGTCGGCCTGAACTGGCTGTCCGACCCGTACTGGTTCGCGCTTCACGTCACCCTGACGGTGCTGCACGGCATCGGCCTGACCCGGCCGCACTGGCGCGTGATCCGCGTCGGGGGCGCGTTCCTGGCCGCCTGGAACTGGCTGTTCGTCAGTCTCAGCCTCGCCCGGATCGAGATCACCACGGGCGTCCTCGCCTACGCCATCGTCGGCGTCTTCGCCCTCCTGGGCGGCATCTACCTCGCGGGTCTGCCCCGCAAGGCACGGTAGTCGTGGAGAGTTGGGGCAAGGCGGCCGAGAGCTTCATGCGGATCGTCGAGAGCGTCGGCCCCGTCGGCGCCCTGGTCGTGTCCGTCCTCGTCGCCCTGGCGTTGGCCGTGGTGCTCATCGCGCACTTCTCCGGCCTCTACCAGGAACGGCGCGGGGCCGGGCAGGGCCTCGACCTCGTGGACCGCTTGGTGATCGAGGTGGACAAGCTCGTGACCCGCGAGGCGGCGTTGCGGGCGGACCTGGATCGGCAGGAGCAGGAGAGCGACAGCCACCGGATCCGCGCCGCCGCGCTCCAGGCCGACGTGGAGCTGATGCGGGTGCAGCTGCGCCGCGCCATCGAGACCCTGCGCGCCGTGAAGGATGGCCGCCTCCACCCCAGCGCCATCACGGACGCGGATCTCGCGGAGGCGGTTCGATGAACGAAAGCGCCCTCTCCGATCCCTGGCTCGCCCTCGCAGTCGCGGTGTTCGTGGTCCTCGTGTTGGCGATCACCCTGTGGGGCCTGCGGGCCCGGCGCCCGGCCGCCTCGACGGACGCCAAGCTCGACGCCCTCGATCGGCGGTTGGGCGCGGCCGAGAAGAAATGGGCCGAGACCGATCACGACGTCCGCAACATCCGGCAGATCGTCGGCAACCTCCCCACCAAGGAGAGCATCAACGCCATCGCGGTTCAGGTCGCCAAGGGCGAGGGCAAGATCGACGGGATGGCGACCACGCTCCTGTCCCAGACCAGCAGCCTGACCCGGATCGAAGACTTCCTCATGAAGGTCTCGGCCGAGGCGATCGTCAGCAACAAAGCCACTGCCGCCGCCACCAGCAAAACGAACGGAGACCAGTCGTGAGCACCCCGGATTTCTCGAAGCACAACGAAGAAGACGCCCGCCTGATCATCCTGAAGCACCTCGCCGAGGTGCATGGCAGGCGCGCGAGCGACACGATCCTCGTCGAGGTGCTCGACGCCTTCGGACACAAGCGCTCACGCGAGTGGGTGCGGACCCAGATCCGGCGGCTGGAGGATGTCGGCGCCGTGACGGTCACCGCCATCGGCAGCGTGCTCATCCCCGAGCTGCGCCAAGCCGGCGAGGACCATGTGCTGCGCCGCGCCTTCCTCGAAGGCGTCCGCAAGCCCTCCGCCACGCTCTGACATGCGCGGGCCGAGCCACGCGCGGGTGATGGCGGCGGCCGACCGTGCGGAAGCGCGATCCGGCGCCGTCGAGCGCAAGCGCGAGGGGCGCGGAAGGTTGTCGACGATGGATCTCGTACCGGAAGACGGCCAGGACGACGTCCAGTGGGCGCTCGGCGAACTCAACAACCGCCAGCGCACCGCCGCCGACATCCTCGTCGAACTGAACGAGCGTCTCGAGGAAAAGGGGATCGACCCGATCTCCAAGAGCGCGTTCAACCGGCGCAGCGTGAAGCTCGCGGCCATGACGAACCGCCTCAACGAGGCCCGCCACATCTTCGAGGGACTCGCCCCGCAATTCACCGCCGAGAAGGTCGATCAGCACACCCTGGTGCTGGGCGAGTTCATCAAGATCCTCGTCTTCGAGCTGGCGCAGAATGACGGCGGCACCATCGGCACCAAGGGCGCCATGGAACTCGCCCGCGCCCACCTCGCGGTGATCCAGGGACAGAAAATCTCCAGCGAGCGCCGGCTCAAGCTTGAAGCCGACTTCAAGGCCGGTGCCGCCGAGGCGATCGAGAAGGTTTCGAAGGCGCGCGGCGTGTCCGCCGAGGTCACGGCGGAGCTGCGGCGCGAGCTGTTCGGAGTGCCCAAGAATGGGGCGTGAGATCGGGCGCGACGCCTGGGCGGCGATCCGCCGGGCACAGGGGCGCGCCACCTCCGACGATCCGATGACCACCCGGCCGCTGCTCGCCTATCAGGCCGAGATCAGCACCACGTGCGCGGCCTTCGCCGTCACCGCCGTGGAGAAGTCCCGGCGTACCGGCGCCACCTTCGGGGCGGCGGCCGACGCCGTGCTCCGGTCCGGTGCACAGCGCGCGGCCGGCGGCATGGATACCCTCTACATGGGCACCTCGGCCGACATGGCCAAAGAGTTCGTGGATGCCTCCGGCTCCTGGGCGCGCCTGCTCGGCCAAGTCATCACGGCCCAGGGCGAGTTCCTGTTCGATGACAGCAGCGAGAACGGGATCAAGGCGACGCGGATCGATTTCGCTTCGGGCTTCTCCATCGTGGCCCTGCCATCGCGGGCGCGTTCTCTGCGCGGCCGGCAGGGCTTCGTCATCATCGATGAGGCTGCGTTCGTCGATAACCTGCGCGAGATCCTGAAGGCGGCTATCGCCCTCACCATGTGGGGCGGCAGCGTGCTGGTCATCTCGACCCACAACGGCGCAGCCAATCCGTTCGCCGAGCTGATCAACGACATCCGGGCCGGGCGCCTGCCCTATGGCCTCGTGCGCTTCGACCTCGACGACGCCCTCCGCGCCGGCTTGTACGAGCGCATCTGCCTCGTCTCGAACGGGCGCGAGGTGTGGTCGCCCGAGGCCGAGGCCGACTGGCGCGAGGATCTGATCAAGCGGTACGGCGACGGCGCCGACGAGGAACTGTACGTCGTCCCGAGCCAGGGCGGCGGCGTGGTGCTCCCCCGCGTCCTCGTCGAGGCGCGGACGCGCGCGGACATCCCCGTCATCCGGCTCACCCACCCGCCGGCTTTCAAGATGCTGTCGCCGGAGGTGCGTGAGGCCACGGTCGCCGAGTGGTGCGAGCGCGAACTGAAGCCGGTCCTGGATCTGCTCGACCCGAAGCTGTCCCACGCGCTGGGCGAGGATTTCGGCCGGCTGTCCGATCTCACCATCCTCTGGCCCCTGGCGATCCAGAAGAACCTGCGCCGGCACACGCCCTTCCTCGTCGAGCTGGCCAACGTCCCGTTCGAGCAACAGCGCCAGATCCTGTTCTACATCTGCGATCGGCTGCCGCGCCGGATCGGCATTAAGCTCGATGCCGGCGGCAACGGCGCCTACCTCGCCGAGGTGGCGATCCAGCGCTACGGCGAAGCCCAGGTGGAGGAGGTGAAGATCTCCGTGGCGTGGTACCTCGCCAACGTCGCGCCCTTCGTCGCGGCCTTCGAGGACGACGCCATCACGGTCCCGAAGGACGCGGACGTGGTGCGGGATCTGGTGACCCCCGTCTATCGGGCCGGCGTCGCCACCATCCCGAAACTGCGGCAGGCCGGTGAGGGCGGGCAGAAGCGCCACTGCGACGCCTTCGTGGCCGGCGTCATGGCCTACGCGGCGAGCCGGTCCGACGTGGTCGAGTACGGCTACACCTCGGCCGCCACGGCGACGGCGCCCGGCGGCTCCCTGTTCGCCAATCAGATGGGCGGGCGGGCGCTGTGGTGACCGCTCGCCGCCCGGTTCAGCCCGAACGCTCTGCCCCTGACAAGAAGGCGCCCTGACCATGGTCGCGACCCGCAGATCCGCGATCCTCGGCCCGGACGGCAAGCCCGTCGAGGTCCCGCTCCTGACCCAGGAGTTCGCCCCCACGACGAGCTGGGGCGTGCGCAGCGTCCAGATCGAGGGCGTCGCCTCCGGCCTCACGCCCGAACGCCTCGCCGGGATCATGCGGCAGGCGAACCTGGGGCACGCCCGCGCCTACCTCACCCTCGCGATGGAGATGGAGGAGCGATATCTGCACTACCGCTCGCAGCTCCAGGTGCGCCGGCTCGCCTTCGACACGGTGGAGCCGCAGGTGACGACGCCCCAGGGCGTCAGCGCCAAGATCGTCGACGCCGTCACCGAGCTCGTGAACGATCCCGGCTTCCGCGCCGCCTGCTCGGACCTTCAGGACGGCGTCGGCAAGGGCTATTCCGTCGTCGAGCCGATCTGGGACTACCAGCGCGGCCAGCTTCGGCCGGTGCGCTACAAGCACCGCGATCCGCGCTTCTTCCAGGTCGACCGCGTGACGCTGGAGGATCTGCGCCTCGCCAGCGACACGAACTTCGACGGTGAGCCGATCCCGCCCGGCGTGTTCCTCACCCACACGCCGTCGATCCTCACCAACCTGCCCCTTCGCAGCGGCCTCGCCCGGCCGATCGCCTGGGCCTTCATCGTCCAATCCTTCACCCTTCAGGACTGGGCGGCGTTCGCCGAGATCTACGGGGTTCCGTTCCGCGTCGGCCGCTACGGCCCCCAGGCGTCCGAGGACGACAAGCGCACCCTGCTCTGGGCCGTGCGCTCCATCGCCAACGACGGTGCTGCCATCATGCCGACGGGCATGGAATTCGAGATGATGGCGGTTCAGGGCAGTCACGGCGAGGCCGTGTTCGGCAATCTGCTCGCCTACCTCGATCGGCAGGTGTCGAAGGTGGTGCTCGGCCAGACCATGACGGCCGACGAGGGCTCGTCGCTCGGCCAAGCCAAAATCCACAACGAGGTCCGCATCGACATCAAGCGGGCCGACGCGCAACAGACCGCCGGCACGATCAACCGCGACCTCATCCCGTGGTTCGTGTCCGTCAACTTCGGGCCGCAGGACGTCTATCCGCAGGTGGATTTCCCCGTCGCGGAGCCCGAGGACATCAAGGCCCTCACGGAGGGCGTCGCCAAGCTGGTGCCGCTGGGCCTGCGCGTGTCGCAGCGGCAGATGCGGGAGAAGCTCGCCCTGTCCGAGCCCGAGGAGGGCGAGGCGCTGCTCGGGCCGGAGCCGCCGGCCACCCCGGCCTTACCGGCGCCGCCCGCGCTCCCCGCCCTGCCGGTGCCGGAGAAGCTCGCCGCCCGCCCCGGTCATCCCGGCGGCTGCCGCTGCGCCGGCTGCGCCAGCGTGCGCCTCGCCGCGACCGATCCGGATCGCGACGCCATCGACGATCTCCAGGACGATCAGCTCCAGGACTGGCAGGCGATCACCGATCCACTGCTTGAAGGCGTGTTCGCCCTGGCGGCCGGGGCCACGAGCTTCGAGGACGTCCTCGCCCGCCTCGACCGCCTGCGCATCGACAGCGGGCCGCTCCGCGAGCGCCTGGCGCGGGCCAACGCCCTCGCTCGGGGGCTCGGCGATGTCATAGATCGATAGCCGGTATGAGCGGGATACACCGGCGGCTTCGAACTTCTTCAAGCCTGAATATGAACATGTGGCCCATCACCAGCACCGCATTAGAAAGCTTCTCTCGCGCGTCTACCTCTGGATCATGCATGGTGGGCAGGTCGAATTGCTCTGCAAGGTGCTGAATTCGATCTCGGATGCTCGGATCTGTCAGTCTGGCACCCAGGCGGTGCGCGAAGACGTTTCTAATATCTCGTACCTGGTCCGCACAACGGGCCTCTCGATCCGAGATTAGGCCCAACGCATGCGCTGCTGTGATGCGGGCTGAGAAGGTGCCTAAAGGCGCGTTGCCGCCTCCGGTTTCCGATCCAAGAAGCTTCGAGGCCGCAGGAGCATCAACCATGAATGCCATGAGCAGCCGGCGCAGAAGTGTATCAAGCATGGCTCCAGCTACCAGCACGGTCGCGCGGCCGGACCCATTCCAATCGGCATGTAGGTCGTTGACGAAGTCGCCATACTCCGGCCAGTCCGAGGGCTCCCCCGGCAGCTTGCGCTTCTTCGTGTCGTCCATCTTCACAGTCCCCCCTCTCCGCCCTGCGGTTGCAGGTGATCGCTGCGACGGCCAGGCGCCGAGGATTGGATTGTCTCATGGTTGATCCTCAGCCGCGACCTGTCTTCAAGGTCCCTGCCGAGGTGCCGCGCTACTTCGCGGAGCGCGGGCTCAAGCCTGCGTTCTCCTGGCTCGACGTCTGGGGCGAGGAGCACGCTCACGCCTTCACCGTCGCGAAGGCTGTCGATGTCGAGCTGCTCGGCGTCCTGCGCGACAGCATCAAGCGGGCGATCGACGCGGGCCAGGGCTTCGAGACGTGGCGCACGGGCCTCCGGCCCGAGCTGGAGCGGATCGGCTGGGACAAGCCCCGCCTCGTCGCCGATCCCACGGGCGAGCGGCCGGACCGCAAGGTGGACTTCACGGCCCCCGGCCGGCTTCAGACGATCTTCTCGTCGAACATGCGCTCGGCCCGTGCGGCCGGGCAGTGGGATCGCATCCAGCGCACCAAGGGCGCCCTGCCCTATCTGCTCTACGTCCGCACCACCTCGGTGCAGCCCCGGCCCCAGCACCTCGCCTGGGCCGGGACGATCCTGCCGGCGGACGATCCGTTCTGGCGTACCCACTTCCCGCCCAACGGCTGGCACTGCAAATGCGCCGTGCGTCAGGTCTCCCGGCTCGAGCGGGACAAGAAGCTCGGGGAGGCCGGCTATTCGGGCGAGCGCCCGGCGCTGGAGGAGAAGTCGTTCCTCAACCGGCGCACCGGCGAGATCGTGCGGGTGCCGGACGGGATCGACCCGGGCTGGGGCCACAATCCCGGCCTCGCGGCCGAGCGCCG